GGGCATAAAATCCTTTTTACAAGGCAAACGATGACAAGTGCGCATTTGTCTATCATTCCAGAATTTCAAGAGAAAATAGATTTATTAGAATTGAATCACGCTTTTGAAGTTAAGAAGTCCGAAATCGTAAACACACAATCTGGAAGCGAAATAATTTTTAAAGGTATCAAGACATCAAGCGGAGACCAAACAGCAAATTTAAAATCTTTGCAAGGTGTAACAACTTGGATATTAGATGAAGCCGAGGAGTTAATCGACGAATCGATATTTGATAAAATCAATTTTTCGATTAGACAAAAAGGCAAACAGAATAGAATCCTTTTAATCCTAAACCCATCCACAAAAGAACATTGGATTTACAAAAAATTCTTTGAACAGGCAGGAGTTACCGAGGGTTTTAATGGCACGAAAGGAAATGTAACCTACATACATACTACTTATTTAGACAATTACGACAATTTAGACCAGTCTTTTATTGATGAAGTAGAGCAAGTCAAGAAAAACAATCCTAAAAAATACGAGCACGTTATACTTGGCGGTTGGCTCGACAAAGCCGAGGGAGTTGTGTTTACAAATTGGCAGTATGGTATTTTCAATCCGGATAATTTACAAACTTCTTTCGGTCAAGATTACGGTTTTTCAATCGACCCTACAACCTTGGTAGAGGTTGCAATCGACAAAAAGAAAAAAATCATTTACTGTAAAGAACATCTTTACAAACCGAAATTAACCACGTCGGAAATAGCACAAATAAACAACACAATCACAAAAGGAAAGTTAATCGTAGCGGATAGCGCAGAGCCTCGTTTGATTGATGAATTGGCAAAGTTAGGCAATAGGATAATTGGCACGACGAAAGGAGCAGGAAGCATTAATGTAGGTGTAGAATTGATGAAAGATTATCAATTGATAATCGATGGCGAAAACATAGGTAAAGAATTAAACAATTATGTATACACCGATAAAGGTAGTAAGTTATATTTAGATGCATATAATCATTGCTTTATTGGAGAAACATTAATAACTACAAATTTAGGACATAAAAGAATTGATAAAATAAAAGTTAACGATTTAGTTTTAACTTCAAATGGATTAAAACCAGTTTTAAAAGTTTTTAATAATGGAGTAAAAAAAACATATAAATACTTGATGCAATTCGATACATTTTCTTTATCTTTGCAATGTACAGATAATCATAAAATCAAAACATTAAAAGGATGGAAGCAAATCAAGAATTTAACGGAAAACGATATACTCTATATTCAAACGAAAGATATTTTTCAAGAGGATGTAAAAGAATGCACGTTGTTGTATGGGAACACACAAACGGTAAAGTTGCAAAAGGATTTCACGTACACCACAAAGATAAAAACACCTATAATAACGAATTATCTAACCTCGAAATTGTCGAAGCAAAAAAACATTTATCAGAACACGCTAAAGAAAGATTTAAAAATAATCCAGAATTTGCAAAAGCGTTTCATAAAGCTGGAATTGCAAAAGCTCCAGAATGGCATAGGTCGGAAGAGGGTATTGAATGGCATAAACAACACGGTAAAAAAACTTGGATTAACCGAAATGTTTATGAAACAAAAAAATGTGAAGAGTGTGGCAAAGAATATATTACAAGACACAAAGGAGTTACAAGATTTTGCCATAACAACTGCAAGGCTAAGTCGAATAGACGTGATAGAAATTCAAGAAAATAATGTTTATGATATAATGGTAAAAGATAAGCACGAATATTTTGCTAATAATATTTTAGTTCATAATTGTTTAGATGCAATCCGATATAATGTTACTTACAATTTAAGCGGTGGATATAATTTCGATATTAGATAAAACAAAATAACCTTTTTTTCATTATATAAATATGCGTATAACAATTCCAGAATCAATAAACGATATAGCCTTGCACCAGTTCCAAAAGTATGATTTGCTTTTGAAACGAACTGATTTGACGGACGAACAATTCAACGTTAGAAAGATTGAAATCTTTACCGGGTTGGATCGTAAAAGAATACCTTTATTAAGTCAAAAGGATTATAGTGAAATATTAATTTTAATTGATAAAGCATTAGAGCAAACAACGGAATTTCAACCTACATTTAAAATCAAAGATGTTGAGTTCGGTTTTATTCCAAACTTTGACAAAATTACAGCGGGAGAATATCGTGATTTAACTTTGTACAGTCAAGATGTAGCAGAAATGCACAAGTTAATGGCAGTATTATTCCGACCGATTAAAAGCAAAGTGGCAAACAATTACAAGATTGTAGAATACAGCGGAACGGAGAAAAGAGCGGAGGTAATGAAGTACATGCCTTTGTCAATTGTAAACGGTGCGCTTGTTTTTTTTTCGAATTTAGCGAACGAATTAATCGAATATACCCAGAAATATACAACGGAGGAACAAGCGAAGGCAAACACGCCAGCGACTACTTTGAAAAATGGGGGTGGGATGCGACAATTTTTGAAATGTGTAAAGGTAAAATTTGGAAGTTGGATAAAGTTTTAAAAACAAACATACACGAATTTCATTTATTCCTGGCCCACAAAATTGATGCACAAAAATTGAAACATAAAATTATTAACAAGAATAGTAACACAATTGAATTATGACAATAGAAGATGAAAAAATAATTGAAAAAATATTAAAGCTTCAAAAATTAGAAGCAGAAATCGATACGGTATTGCAAAAAAACAAACACATTTTAAAACATTGTTGCGATTTTCCAATGATAAATAAAGAATATGGTTTGTCTTTAGGAAGTAAAGTAGGGCAATTAATATCGTTAGGTAAAAAGATATGAACCAACTAACAGAACTTTACAGATACATAAAGCAATTAGCCGAGGCGGATAGCCAAGTTAATAAAGTTACCAAAAAGCAAGATTTAGCAAAGGAGACTTTATTCCCTTTGGTAAATGTTATTATTGAATCTGGAGGGTTTACAAATGGCAGTACGGTTAATTTCAATGTAGAGTTGAGTTGTTTCGATATTCGAAATATAAGCAAAGAAATTCAAACGGATGACTTTTGGGGAAATGATAATGAAGTGGACAATCATAATTTAGCTATTGCCGTTTTGAATAGACTTTGGAATAAAATGTACATTGATTTTGAGGAAAATAATATCACGGCAAGTGAAAACCCAACGTTTGAATTGGGAAGTTTTGAAGCGCCAAAATTGTTGGACGGTGCAAGGTTAACCTTTTCAGTCGAAGTTCCAAATACAACTATTAACTTATGTCAGTAGTCAATGAATTAGAAAAGTTCGGGAAGTACGTAGTACAGCAATCGAAATCTAATCTTTCAAAGAAAAAGAAAAAGGACACTTCTAATCTTTACAACGGAATTAAATTTGAAGTTACAAAAGAAAAAGATAGTACAACTTTAAGTTTTGATTTTGGCACGGCGAATGATTATTGGCAGTTTGTAGATAAGGGAGTGAAGGGCGTTTCAAGTAGTGCAAAAGCACCGAACAGTCCGTTTAAATTTGGCACAGGAACAGGCAAAGGTGGTGGATTAACGAAAGGCATTAACGGTTGGGTTGCACGTAAACGGATCCAATTTCAAGATAGAAAAACAAAACAGTTCCTATCATACAAAGCGACAGCATTTTTAATTATACGTTCGATTTGGAACAAAGGTTTAGAAACGACAAACTTTTTTACCAAGCCTTTTGAACAGGCTTTTAAAAGAGTGCCAGACGATATATATGCAGCTTATGCCTTGGAAGTAGAAGAACAATTAAAAGTAAGATTAAAATGATTAAAACACTTTCACCATATTACGTCACTATTCCCTTTGTCAGTCCTTTGACGGGGGTGACTTGTTCGAAATATACATTAAAGATTTACGTTTGGGACGGATTGAAATCTGCCGTTCCAGCCGTTGCAAGTTATTCGATGACAAAGACCAATCCGACAAGCTCCACGGGTAGCGACAAGATTAACATTGCACGTTTGATAAACGACTTTATAGACTTTGCTCCAAACGAGAGTAATCAAAGGTGGTGTAAAACCTCGGTAACTTATGATAGTTCCACGATTGAAGAGTTACAGACTATTAACTTGGTAGTTCGTGGTTATGGTTATGGAATGGAGGGGCAGAATCCTGATATACCCGTGAACAGAATCTTAATGCAAGGATTGGAATTTAAAGTAAACCGTGATGGAG